CTGCCAAGAGGCCCAGCCAAGATTGAGGAACTGGGCGTCCTTCCCGATGTACCAGTCGCCTTCGCGGTCGATAACTAGGTCACGCCCGACGCTGGCGGCATCCTGGATAGCCCACGCCTCGTAGGTGTCGCGCATCTTGTTGGTGTCCATCAGTGCTTCTCCTGCATGTGGCGCGGCCTTCTGCTCGGCTACGGCGATGTACTTGCTTCCCGCTGCTTTCCACTCCCTTGCCGATAGAGCGGCTCGCACTGGGACCACGTCGGCGGCAAAGCCACTGCCTGACGAGTAGCGCACGGCCTTGGCGTGCTCTTCGTGCGTTATCTCCCTGGCTGATTCGAGATCGAAGGTGTAATGCGAATCTCCGTCTGGCTTCGTCTTGTCTGCAATCACGACCCCGGCAGGCGTAACCGCGAGGACGATGTGATACGGGCAAAAGCGTTCATGCCAGAAGTCACCGGGCTTTGGATCTCTCAGGTGGAGCTCATTCACTTGGTTGTCAGGCTTGCTCACACCCCCTCCCCGGCCGGCTGCCCGGCGCGCTTGAACTCAACGTGATACCCGCGCTTCTGCGTGCCATCGGCCATCACGACACGGCGGTCGGCGCCCTTGGTCATGCGGACGATTTCCCGGCCTTCCACGATCTGCGCAAAGCCCTGGCTCTTGAGCTGGGCAACTGTGATCTCTTGTGCAGGGGTCATCAGATGGCCTCCTTGCCACGGTGCGATTCCCACTCGAACGGGACAACGATCATTCCGCCCTCGCGCAGGCGATCGACGCAGCGCTCGCCCATGGCCATTGGCAGCTGGCTGCCGTCCAGGTTGGAAATGACCACCGTTGGCTTCACCTGCTCGTACCGGCCGTTGATGATCGCGAACAGGGTCGTCAGCTCGAAGTCGCTCGGCTGCTCCTTGCTCACGCCCACCTCGTCTAGCACCAGCAGGGAGGGTTCGATAAGGCTGGCCAGAATGCTCGCCTCGGTTGCCTCGCTGGACCGGTCGTAGGTCGCGCGGATGGCCTGCAGGATCGAGCCAACAGTGCGGTACACGGCCGAATGCGAAGTGCTGCGCATCAGGTCGTTGGCCATGCCGGCGCCCAGGTGGGTCTTGCCGGTGCCTGGCTTGCCCAGCAGCACCATGCAGCGGCCTGAGCCACGGATGGACTTCGGATCCTGCTCGTTGCCGAAGGTCTTCACGTAGTGGCGGCAGAAGCGCAGCGCCTCAGCCTGACCCTTGTGCTCCGCCTTGTAGTTCGACAGCGAGCGGTCCGCGAAGCGTTTCGGGATCAGCGAGTCGCCCAGCTTGCGGGAGATCGCCAGGCGAACGTTCAGGGCCTGCTCGGCCTCTGCGCGCGCCTCGCGCTCCTCCTTGGCAATGCGAGCGCATTCAGGGCAGAGGCTGCGCAGTGCCTTGCCGAGCAGTATGGTGACCTTCTGCTCGTAGGCGCCGTGCTTCTCGCACTCGGCTGGCTGGATACGGGCAACGACCGCCCCTTGGTCGATCTGGACGACTTTTTCAGAGCGCATAGCTGCCGTCCTCCCGACGCTTCAAGCCTGAGGTGTAGTCGCGCTCAGCGAAGCCGTGATGGCGGCTGGTGGGCAGGTGGTGGACGTTGTCAGAAGGAACCTCGACCTCATCCTCCCAGCGCTTCCCGTTGAGCCAGGTAGCCGCGTGCGGGATGAACTGGCCGTTGTCCTTGGTCCAGCCGGGCAACTGGCGATGCTTGGCCAGAGCGGTGACGATGGTGTCGAACAGGTCTGCGGTCAGCTTGAGCTTTGCCCATGCCTTCTCGGCCTTGTCCTTCCCGACCTTGCGCGGATACAGCTTCCAGAACCGCGCGAACAGCTCGGCGGAATCCACCGGCGCGGGCGACGGGTTGAGGGAATCAGGAATCAGGAATCCGGAATCAAGAGAGAGGGAATCAGCAGGGAAAGAACTGTGCGAGTCTGGTGCTTGCACTGTGCTTTCCTCATGCTTTCCCTGGCATGCGTCTACGACGGGCATTTCAGGGATGGTGCTCTTGGCTTCCTTGACGTGTGGGTTCTGGTGCTTCGACCAGTTGATGACCTGAATAGCCTTCACGTCGCCAACCGTGTAACGCTTGATGAACCCCAAATGATCCAGGTCATCGAGCATGCGATCGAGGTCGACATTGTCGGCTGGGAACAGGGCCATTTTCAGGCGACGTGGGCGATCTTCCAGGCGGCCTTCCCGGTCAGCTTCGGTCCAGAGGCCGATGAACAGTAGGCGCGTTGCAAAGTCCAGTTCTGCCAGGTGTTCGTTCGAGAAGAACCCTGGTTTGATGTTTCTTGAACGGGCCATCATTGGGCCTCCAGCTTGGTGATCAAATCTCTGGCTGCCTGTGCTGCAGCTTCGAGAGCCTCATGGCACGGCGGGACACCATCCTCAATGAGCAGGACGAGGTCTTTCGCGGCCTCCAGCAGCTCGGCATACGAGAAATAGTCACCAATGCCAGCCGCAGTGACGCGCCCGCCCAGCAGGGGCATGCCGAGCCGGATAGGAGTGGTTGGGGTCTCTACAACAAGAGTCACGATTTTCATGGGCGCACCTTCCCGACCATCTCGGCCAGTTCAGGGAAGCGGTCCACGTACCAGTGGGGCTGCGTTTCGCGCGGGCACTGGGGGCTGGTGAGGTTCTTGCCGTAGCGCAGCCCCTTGTCGGTGATGGACCAGAACGGGACCATCTCCTGCTTGGAGTTCTTGCGCTGCATGACCTTGAGCACACCAGCGGCTTCCAGGGCCTTGTTGAAGGCCGCTGGCGACATGCGGATGCCGCGGTCTTTCAGCAGGGCGGTAGCGGACTTGGTAGCCATGGATGAGCCGCCCGCAGCATCCGGGGCCTCATCGATGGCGTAGCCAGGCAGAAACTTGGCGTCAAGGCCGTTGTTCTGGGCGATCTTGGCCAGCATGAGCATCTTGCTGGAGTTGGCCGGCTTCAGGAGGCGGTCAAAGCACTCCAAGATGGCCAGCTCGCCGATAACCTTAGAATTGTTCGCCGGCAACGGCGCAGGCGCAGCGAAGGATCGCTCAAGCTCTTGCCAGCGATCTACCAGCTTGGATGTGAACTCCGGCGAAAGCTGAGCAACGATGACGTAGCTGTCACGCTCGCAGACGTTGTAGATCCGGGTTGCCCTAGCCCTGCCCAATTTATCGCGGGACCATTCATCCTCAGATTGAGGATGGACCAGCCCGCTTGCCGCCAGATCTTCAATGGTGCGCTTCACGTTGTCGTGCCGCTTCCCGGTGACGCTAGCAATCTCGCGGGAAGACATGGTGCGCGCCACAGAATCGTGCTTCGCATTTTGTGGCGCGAGGGCCGCGGTATTGCTTTGGATGGTCTGGTGCATATATGATGACCTCACACAAGCGTTACGAATGCAGTTGAATCAGCCGACCTAGCCCGTCGGCTTTTTCGTATCTGCGGTTTGGGTTTTGCTGCGTTCAACGGCAGTTCCTCATGAGTCCCTCAGGGGCTTATAAGCCCTTGCGAAACGACCGAACGTTGCTTCGGCCAGGCTCTGTTCTCGTCATCCGGTCGAGAGCCTCATTGATGATTTTTGCCGCCAGTTGCTCAGGGGTTAAGCCCTTCTGCCTGGCGAGATACGCCAGATCTGAATTGCCCTTCCCGTCGAGCTGGATGCCCAGCTCTTTGCTTTCTGGCACAGGGCCTCCTCGGCCACTTCAGGCCACGTCAGTCTTCGCGTTAAGCTCTTGCATCATCTGGTCGAGACCGCGCTCCAAAATTTCCCTAGCGAGCACAGCCTTTTGCGTGCGCTTGAAACGAGCCATCGCCGAAAGCAAGTCGTCGGCAGCCTCATCCAAGCGAACCTTGGTGGGCTTGTTGTGCAGGTGGTCGGGGTCGAAGTACGACACGGCTGGTTCCTTTGTGATTAAGAAGTGGTTAAGCAGCTGACTTGCGAGCTGGAATTTGGCGGATCTCGCTCGCCTCAATGTGCCCGTCGTCGAAAATGGTGATTCGGATGTCACGCTTGGAGCGGAACATCTGAGATACGGCGCTCTGCTGGATCCCCAGGGCCTTGGCGAGGTCGCTCTGGGTTCCTTGCTCGGCCAGGTAATCCTCAAGGGATACAGTCTTCATCTGGTCTGCCTCATAGGGGTTTAACCGGATATTAGCACTGCTGTTTTACAATATTCAAGGACAAAGAGTAGCAGTGCTGTTTGCTAAATAATCAGCTGTGCTACTAAATCACGCGCATGAAAAAACCGATCAGAACGCCTCTTTCTGCCGAGCAGCTTGCCGATGCCAAGCGTCTGCATGAGATCTATAAGCAGCGCGTGAAGGAATCACGGGATGATCCCTCGAAGCCAGCACTCACCCAGACTGAGGTTGGGGAGCGCTGCGAGTGGAAATCCCCGCAAAGCACCGTGAGCCAGTACATGACCGGGAAGGTTGCTCTTAACCTAGAGG